ATTAACTGTTTACAAACAGTTTTTCTGTAAACTATCTTAAGTTTACGGCCAAAAATATCAATTACTTACATTTAATCTGTAAACTCAAAAGGGGCTTACAATGACCGATACATCTGTATCCAAAAAACCGTTTAAAATAAGTGAAGCAGTAAAACCGCCAAGATCTCGAATTAATCTTTCAGATCCTAAAGGCGAAGAACTTTTCAACTTGAGAAACCCACGTCGAGAAGATGTTGAACGTCTACAAGACGAAATTACAGTTTTAAAATTAGACAACCTCAAATATCAGGAAGAAAATATAAAGTTAAAAGATCGTATTAAAGTTTTGCACGATAATTTAGCAAAACAAACCACATCGTATAGAGAGTGGTAAGCCCAACACAGCGCAGCCTCAAATATTTGCGAAACAATGGTTGGCATTGCGAAATAGTCGAACGGTTTTCTCCATTTACCAAAGTTCGACAAGACTTATTTGGCTTTGCTGATCTGTTGTGTCTGAAACAAGGTTTTCCTCCTTTACTTGTTCAAGTCACTTCAACGGGCTGGTCTTCCCGCATTCGCAAAATAAATGCAGAGCCGCGCGCGTGTCTTGCGCTGGCCGTTGGATTTTCAATCGAAGTCCACGGCTGGCGCAAGCTTAAAACCAACAAAAACCGTTGGACGATTAAAATAACAAATATTGAAAAGGTTGACGCAAAATATGTCTTTCCAAATGTTTAAGATTATTAACAAGTTGAATTGTTTTACGCCGCTGCAAAAACTTGTTCTTTACGAACTTGCAGCATTTAAAAACGATGTAACTGGCGTTTGTAATCCATCAGCAGAACGCATTGCGTTAAGTTGTAAAATGACAGCGCCCCAAGTGCGCCGCGTTTTAGATCAATTAATAAAAAATAAGATTATTGAACGCAGCCATAACGGTTGGCAGTTCAATCTAAAACTTCCTGACAAAAATTTTGTCTCGATTCCGCACGATTGGTTTCCAAGCAGTGATGCGCTGCAAATTTTAACCGAAACCTATCCCCATCATTACTTTGACAGCGAGGAAGCCGCTCATGACTTTATTAAATTCGTCAACGGACGAGAAATCTCAATTGAACCAGCCGCTCGAGACGCAAGTTTTATCTCAAATATCTCAGCAATCCTTGAACGTAGACCCGCTGGTCATGTCAAAATCGGTTATCAAAAAAACGATCAACGACAAAGTTTATTTAGCACTCTCTTTAATTGAAGCTAAAAAATATCAAAGCTTACACAGTTGGTTAGAAATGCGAGCATTTCACACAAAAAAAAACACTCAACAGCGGTGTCATATCAATCATCAAGCTTATTGCATCGAAAAACGTCTTCACAATGACAAAATTATTGAAGCAATAAACTTTTTAACTGCTGAACAAACCGCAACAACACATAAAAATATCAAAGCAATTTTGTTTGAGCTTTTTATTGTTACGCGGCGACAATCGCTCATTCAATCTGACACAGATTTAGAAATTCTGTTTCAGACGTATGTTAAAAATCTTGTTCATTATCCAATCCCTTGCATTCAATTTATTTGCCAAGAGCAAATGACACACAATGCTTGGTTTCCCACACTTTCAAATTTGAGAATGAAGCTCGATGCACTGCTCGGTGACATGGCGTTTTTGCGTCAAATTTTAGTCAACAAACTGGAGGAACGCCTTGTCAGTTACAAATAAAATGCGTCAAAAATATATCGGCTCGTCTGATGCCCGAAACATTATGTATTCAAACTGGTCTGACTTGTTTGAAAAAAAGACAGGGCTTCGTGAGCCTGATGATTTGTCTGATAATTTTTCTGTGCAGCTTGGCATTGCAACTGAGG